GCATTTTCGTAGTTGCCATAATAGACTAGAGCCTGGCCTAGAATAATTTCGTGATATTCTTGTGGAATCAGTGAGATTGTTATGTCAGCCTCCATCGGTACAGGTTTCAAATAGTAATCAGCTGTAACAGTATATGCTGCATCAGGGACAGGGTCCATACGCAGATTTTTATTGGGCATTATAATAATGCGCGAAGGTTGATTGTATGCGGTTGCAGTCGTGTCGAACACTTCGTTCTTGACTTTTTGGTATTCTACAACATCGATTAGCTCACCATCAATGCGGAACGTGCTTGGATCCCAGGCACCGTGAGTGTCAGGGACTACATAGTCTTGAGTGCCAGATACTGTTGCTACCGAATATTGTGAACTGGACCATAGAAATTTCCAGTCGTGCCACTTCTTCTGAACCGCCAAATCAGCCCGCCGAATCCAACGCACCATGCGCTGAGCTTCACCTGACTGAGTTAATACCGTGCTGGGTGCAGATCCTGCAGCGCCAGATTCTCGATGTAAGTCTTGGACTAATTCAAGAAAGGTACTCATTCATCTCGAGTCCCGAAAGGTGTAGCCTTTTCTTTCTTAGGCTTTGCCACTGGCTTCGCCTTAACTACAACCTCTTCTGCAACTTCCTTGACAGGTGCTTCTGGCTTAGGCGCCATTGGCTCTGGGGTAGGTTTGAAATCTTTCAATTGAACCGAAGGCATCGCTACAGGAGCGGTGGCTTCAGATACTTCCGAAGCAACTTCCTTAAAGTCTCGATCGTACACTTTGCCACCTTGAGTCCATTTTACTAGACCGCCACCCATCACCTGTGAGTGATCTTTGCTTTTATCAAAACTCATCTACCGTTTCTCCTAGTATATGTCGGGCATTGCATCATCAGTATTTTCATTACTGGTGTGCTGAAAATTTGTCTGGTCAGTGTTTTCGTACCGGGTATTGATGCGCTTCCGTCCAGAGACACCGTCGGTGATAGACTTACCCGCATCAAATTCCGACAATATGTCCGAATGACAGTAATCATATTCCATAATGTTGGCCTTAAAAAATGAGTGGGCGCTTTTGACAGCAACCCACTCGGAGGTTTAGCAAACGTTAAAAGATTTGCCTTTAGATGAAACAGTACTTTCGCTAGGATTAGTCTTGATGCGGCCAGGGTAGTTACCCGTCTTGCTATCATTAGTCATATCCACGGAAGGTCCGCCATCCATTGAGTTGAACCCTGAAAGGGAACTCAAACCATATTCGATACCAGACTTGTCAGGCTGTTTAGAGCCTGCATTGTCCAATGTACCTTTAATCGCTACTTGCTTGTCCATCTTCACTTACCTCTGTTTATTGAGTTGCGCCGAACCATTCGATGTCAACAATCACATCGGCGATGCCCGTGATTGATCCACCGACTGCGTCAACAAAAGTGATAGTTACTGCAGTTTCGCCTGCAGGGATATCAACCTTTGAACCGTCATCAGGAAGCCACAAACCGGTGTTAACTGCAGGAGAAGATCCTGCCAGGGTTGTGTTGCCTGTGTCGAAGTAGAGATCGGCATCGCTACCGTCGCCTACTTGAATTGCAGCGCCAGTAGTGGTGCCGACAAACGTTTCAGAGATGTTATACAAACTAACACCTACAACACGTCCACGCCGACCAGCGCCGGGTGTGGTTGTGTTGGGACCATCCTTTGGAGGCATAATAACCTCTGAAGCATTGCCCGTGTCACCAAAATCAACTGCTTGAAAAAGGTAACTTTGTACCCGTCCATTATCATAAGACATAATATTGCTCCTTAAGCAGCGTCGTCAGTCCAGTGAATGATACGTGCTTGTGCAGCACTCGTTTGTGCAAGACCGTAACCAAGCTCAGCATACCAAGCAATACCACGAGACCGACCGAAGTCAGTAGGAATCTTACCGCGAATTTCTTCAGGGATGGCAAATGCTTCTACAACGGTATCAGAACCGAAGAAGAAAATGTCGTCTGAATTGGTTGAACCCGTAGCAGCGATGCCCGTTTGCTCAACATAGCGAATACCTTCATAGCGGCCTTTCTCGCCATTCATGATGGTGTGCCAGCCTTCAGAAGTATACTGATGGATGTCTTCCAAGAAGTTCTTCATGAAACGAATGTTAGAAGGACGAGTGATTGCAACGTAGTTAGTACCGTCGTAAGTCGGAATGTCCCGCTCAACCATTGTGTCAGACATGATCTTCGCGTGGCTCAAAGTCGCTTCGTTCGCGAATTCGTGGCTGTGCGCTGCTGCCGGGTTGCTGACTTCGTTCAACGCAAAGGCAGTAGCAGTAGATGCAGTTGCTTTTAGAGGCGTCAGTGCAAACTGGGCGTGAGCCGCAGCGTCAAGTGCTTTCCGTGCGTCATTCTTTAGAACTTTGTGGATCACCTCGGTGATTGGTTGTTCAGACAGATCGTCTAATTTCTTGGTGAAAGGTACACTGTTGCCATACTCATTGATCGACAAGCTGGCTTGCGTGACCGTAAAGTTTGTTTCTGGCATCTGAGTCGTTTCGTTCAGTGCGCCACCTTGAGTGACCACGTCTGAATAAACATTCCAGTTAAAAGTTTCGCCTTTACCTAAACCAAAAGCTTCCCGTGCGTCACAAAACTGACGAAAGCGAACCATTGGTTGTAATGCTGTACGGAGTTTTCGAGACAAATTGTCCGAATACATATACCCGCCTAATGCGTTTGTGCCCCAAATCTGTGACATATTCTATTCCTCAATAGTCAATAGCTTGTTACGGTTGTCCACGTCCTGCTCGCATACTGGCTAAAACATCCGCTGGAGTTTCAACTAGTTCTAGCTGTGGTGCTTCCCTGGCCGCTGTGCGACTAGCTGGCATTGCAACAAGATTATCTTTTTGTTGTTGTCGATTGTTTGTTTCGGCGTCGGCCGCTAATGGTGTGCCTTTCAGCTCGTTTAACCATTTGTCAGTCCGTTTGCCGGCTTCCAAAATCACCTCAACTGGACCCCACTCGGGATGTTCGTTGGCGACGACATTGGTGTGACTGTTTGCAACCGCGAATAGCTCAGGATCTTTGGCTAGATGAGGAAAATTGTCCTCAAAAGCTTTGTATCCATCTTGAAACTGTTGTCGTTCATCAGCTTCTCTATCAACAGCATCCTTCTCGGCCTGCTCTTTGCGAATTGCTTCTCGCGTTTTAGTAACAAGTTCATCTGCGTCGATCGGAGTCTGTGACGATGTCCGTGAAGCAATCCTTTCTAAAACACTCGCTAGTTTGTCACTGGCGACTTCAGCATCATCATCAATCAATGTGCTAAAGATTTCACGGGCTTCAGTTCTGAAGTCCACTTGGTCCACGTCCAGGGCATCGGATGGCGGGGGTGTTACAAATCGTGCTTCGAGCGCCGCAGTTTCCTGCAGTAGCTTGTCTTCACGTTCTGCTAAATTTTTAGACCAGTCTGCATTTTCGTTCATCCGTTTTCTGGAGGCTTGCTCTAACTGGCGTTCTTTCTGTATTTGAGCTAACGGCACAAGTACTTCTTGCCCATCTACCGTCATCTTAAATAGTGGTTCACCTGCATCGTCCTGCTGAATGTAAGCATCCAATGGACCAGGTGCGGGTGTAACTTCTTCATGCATCGGTTCAATCGTTCCGCCCGACTCCAAAATTTCGCTATTCACTTCATCTTCACGACTTGCATTGATCGAATCGACCAGTGCATCGCGTGGATTAGGCTCATTAGATGGCTGATTCTCCATCTTGTCAAGTTCTGCTTGCTTTTCTTCATTACTCATGCTTCATTCTCCTCAAGTTCTTTCACTAATTGTTCGGACGTTTGTCCATTTTGAATTGCTTCGACACACCATCGCAGGAATTGATCGGCTACAGCCATCTTAAATCTATGCCGCTTGTAGGTAACCCGGTCTGTGGGATCGTCTACATCTAGGTCACACATAGCCTGCTTGGCTTCTTCACACTGTTGTATCGCACGGTGTTGTAGTATTTTACCAGTATTACTTCGAAGAAAGTCCTCCACCTCTAACCCTAGTCGGGCTTCGGTGAAATACGTTCTCTGACTAATACTAGTGAATTGCAGATCGTCAAACGAATCTGTATTTGGCATAGTTAGCTTCCTGGATTATTATTTTTATTTTCGAAATCTTTATTTATTTTGAATAGCTCCCGTCCACCTCTAGCGGCTTCCAGATCACGTTCATGTTGCATGCGCTCTCTAGAAAGATTACCCGCCTGGTGATCTGTTTCAGACTTACTGCGGCTCTGACTGTCGCGGTTAGCAGTCCCTGTCTCTCTGTCTTGGGCCAAGCTATTGGTCTCGCGAACATCACGCATCTTGTTGTCTGCTTCACGAATATCCAATTCACGCATCTTCGCCTGGTGCTCAAGCGGTGGTGGCTGTTCGCCCTTCGCTTCTTGATATTCAGCAAATTCTTCTTTACTCATCACGAACTTGATTGAGCTCTTATAGCCCAGGTTCGCAAAAATCTCGTCGGCTATCGAGTCGACCTTCATCCGTTCCATCATGCCAGGTAATTGAGAAACCTCACGTACACCCATCAGCAATTTTTCGACACGTCGCATCGGATCGGTATTTCCGACGCCTACATCGACATTAACCGTCAAGGATTGGCGTAATAGCTGGTCGGTGACCTCGTTAACCCCGAATCGCTCATATAGCTCAGCATCTTTCGCGGCCAAACTCAAAATGACTTCGTCCGTCTCGTACATCTGCACCAGTCGAACCAATTGACCGATCGTGGTGTTGAGCCACGACTGGATGAAGATGGTCTTACCATAGTCATCAACCGCGGCGGCTTTGGAGTCGACTCGTTGAGTTGCATCCTTGGTTTCGCCCAGGTTGCTGTTCTGCATGCTGGATCCAGAGAATCCGCCGCCCAGGTCATCCATCTCAGCAGCCAATCGATCTTGTTCTTCATAGCTGGACCCTGTGACATCCGGGGTATTGACTACCTGAACGTCTTTTTCGGGATCATTCATCATGACGCCGCCGCCAGGCACGTTGCGAATCAAGGCGTCTAGGTCTGTTTGAGACCCTCTTTTGACGAAATATCGCTTATTCAGCACCAATTTGACGTTATCCATACGCTGATTTGCCAACGTATTAATCTCTTCTTGGAGCCCTGAAGTCAGCTCTACGTCGCCTGCAGGGTAGTTTCTGTGTGTTTCTATGCTGGTATAGCCCATTGTAAAGGGTCTTTCACCCACATTTAGGTGTGGATGGGTCTCTCTGAGGCGCTGTAGCCCAGTTAACACGATCTCTGTGCCCATAGTCCAGTACACATAGTCCTCACCATTGAGCCTCAAGATGTTCATATGCGCCCAAACGATGGAGTTTTCGTTGCCATAGTTCTCATCAGCAGGGTCTACCCGCCGCATACCCTCTCGAGCTTGACGTGTTCGGTCATAACTTTGACGCCTGGTGGCTAACATAGTCTCCATGCTGTGTTCTCGCCACACCGGTTTGCCCGTTTTAGGGTCATTTGTACTCATCATCTCCAATGCATCGCCGATATAGACCGGTTTCATGTAGATAATGTAAGGCGATGAACTAATTGGGTCACGCCAGTCGGCCATAGGGTCGAATCTGAAGTTTTCAGGGGCCACTAAGTCGCAAACTAGCTCGTCATGACGAATTACACGGTCTTTAAAACCCAATGCTTCGCCCTGATCGTTCGTTTCAGGCTCACCGAAGTTATTAAACGCAGGTTTGATGTGTTCATCGACCTGATAATTCCAATAATTGTGTGAAAAACACACGCCATAAACCTTGGCATTCTGATATGCGCCTTGGACCGTCAGGAACCAGGGCATTTTCTTCTTCATACGATACTGAAGAGCCGACTTGGTGATCTTGGCCGAGGCCACTTGAACTGGATCTGACGGATCTTCTGGCTCAATCACCAATAGGTCTTGTGAACCGAAGGTAGATGTTGCGAAAGAGGCCTCTTGAGCCTTCAGGTTAGTCCGTGTCTTGGGTCGAAAGATGGCTGAGCGTTTAAAATTCGCCTGGGTATAGCTGGAACCCGGCGCATGCTCACTGCGAAAGTGAGATAAGTTCTTCTCCCAGGTATTGGTGATGTTCGCGTCGAGGTAATCTGTGGATGTTGTGTAATTTTGTTGAGCTTTCTCGATCAACCAAGTGTCAGAGCCTTCCGATGTATCTGGACCTGAGTCTTCAGTCTTCTCGTCGTTCTGATTGTACTCAGCTTGATCGTTCGAGTCTGGTTGCGGCTCAGCACGTTGGCCAGTATTGTTATCTGGTTGAGCGATATTGCCGGGCTGCTCGTCTACGCCTGACTCACCTGGTGGTCCCGGCTTAATATCTTCAGGCATGGTCGCCTCCGATCACGTCACCGTTATGGTCACGATCGAATGCTTCAGTGATATCGATGTCATATTTTTTGTTGCGAGTTACGCCGTAACGTTCCAATATTTCTCCCGCAGCTCTTAGTGCTTTTTCGATTAAATCGTGTATGGATCCGTTCATGTGCAAAAGATAGGCATGTCTACCAGATAGAGCAAAACAGAATATCTCAACGATCCCACCTGTCAAGTCTGGTCTAACACCCCATTCGCGGCCCGGGTATTCTTTTTCGAGTCGCACACCGACTTGTTTCGCTATGTAGTATTCCAGCTTGGCTTGGTTTGTCGACTCACTGTCTTCGAGATTAATCTCATTGCTGTCGATCACCGCTTGACGACCGCGGGCACCAGGCACCCAAATGTTGGTCGATGGGGTTTTAGGGACGATAATATTTGTCATGTAAATTCCGGTTCAAAGTCCATTTCTGGTTCGAAAGATTGACGACCTGCATCACCCAGCTCTTCAGCAAAGGTATGTGCTAGTGCATCAGCTTCGTCTGGCGAGCCTGCGCCGCGCTTCTTCATGTCGGCTTTACGCTCCAGACGGTATTTGTTCTTGTCATCGAAGCCGTACTCGATGCCGATTAAGCCGGTCTTCAGCGACATATCTTTAGGAATGTCAGCTCCAGCATTTAACCACTCACGCATCTTGTACCACATCTCGACCCGTTTGTTAAAGAATAGCTCAGTATCCGCTGGTTTGGAGCCCGCATTAACTTCCATCACGTTGTAGTTCAGTTGACGCAGTCGGTCGACAACGCCGGCGCCCACGCCCACACCATCCACAAAGGTCGCTAGTGGCTGGTACTGGTCTATCAGCACCGATATTCGTCGAGAGGTCTCCATCAGGTCTGTCTCAACCCACTTATGCAATCCAACGATCTTTCGACCTTGTCTGGCGATCACGACATTTTTATCGTCACCGAAACGTGCTACGTCGACACCCAGGACAATTGGCATGTGATAGTAAACTTCAAGGTCCAAGTTGGTCAGCTGTGCGAGCTCGACTGGATCAGACGATATGAACTGGGTGGAGCCAGCTCTTGGAAATTCACCTTTGATTCGAACTCGGACAAAGTCAGAGTCTTCCCCATAGGTTTCAATCAAGGAATCCAGTTCCTTCTTGTTGGTCATCTTACAAGTTCGACTGTCGATCTGGCGCTGGTTCCAGCGGGCAGAGTCTGAGTCAAAGCAGTCACGGAACCGACCGGTGTTCCTGGTCGGGTTACCAAATACGAACCACATGGCCTTGGTGGTGGTCATCGAGCCTTCCGAGACCTCCCAGATTAGATCGGGGATACCTGACGCTTCATCGTAGATGGTCATGACGTGCTGGCCGTGCAAACCCGCAAAGCCTTCTGAATTATGTTCGGTGTTCGGGATCGCTTTGAAGAACCACGTCTCAGGGTGCTCCCGGTGCGAAAACGATGTCGCGGTCCACTTAAACCAGTGTTCGTTGATCATCCGCTTATGCCACAGAGCGAGCTCTCGCCAGGTTTTGGTGGTCAACTGACTGGTCGTGTTGGCTGTCACCACACCGGTGATATGCGGTCTGGTGCTCATCGCCCAGAGGATCAGCCATGATACTTCACAGCTTTTGCCGATACCGTGACCAGATGCGATCGCTTCGCGGATATTGGTCTCAGGGTTCTTGCGGAAAGCCTCGCCAACGTCAAACAGCTGCTGAGCCTGCCAGTCATCCGGGCCATCCATGTCAGACAGCTCGCCTTTACCCCAGTCAAAGGCATAGTACACGAAGCCCAGCGGGTCGTCGTAGAACTCGGCGATGTCGACCAGCAGTTCGTTCTCATACTGGACTTTGCCCATGACTTCTTTTTTAGCCATGGGTTATGTCGTCGCCTGGATTGTTTGAACTAGACTGTTGGTGAACACATCTCTGGTTGAGGCGTATTTGACTGCTTGTTCTGCATCATCGCCATGATCCATAGCAGCCATA